GGACGTCCTATCTATGCTGGTGGACTGGGCGCAGGTGTTGATGGAGAAACCGGTGTTTTACAACAGCTTGATTCGGCCAAGCCTGAAGATGTCAAAGTAATAGGAAGACGTGGCGGCCATACCTTGGTCATGGACGATGGTAACCTGGCTGGCAATGACAGTCTGATTAGAATCCGCACCAGCAAAGGACATCAGATTACCATGAGTGACGATGGCAATTGTTTCTATATTACACACGCCAACGGTCAGGCCTGGATTGAACTTGGCCAGGAAGGCACCGTGGATGTGTTTAGCACCAACAGTGTGAATGTTCGCACTCAGGGCACTATAAACTTGCATGCTGACGAGGATATCAACATGTATGCTGGCAAAAAAATTAATATCAAAAGTGTAGATGGCACAGCCATACAAAGCGACGGTAGTTTGAATGTGGCCTGCAAAAAAGATTTGACCCTGTTTGCTACCACACAAATTGGAGTCAAAAGCAATGGCACTCTGGCACTCAAAGGCAAACTGGGCAGCATGGAAGCCGCAGGTCCGTTGATTCTCAAAGGGGCACTAATTAATCTCAATGGTGCTCCTGGCTTGCCTATAACCACGCCCAAGGGCATCACCAAGACTCTCATGCCAGAATCTGAATTTAATTCCAGCACCGGCTGGACCGTGAGCCCCACCGGAATAGAAAGCATTGTGACCAGAGCACCCACACACGAACCTTATCCGTATCACAATCAAGGTGTGGCTGTGAACGTGTCTCTGGAAGAAGGCCAAAGCACACCTCCTCCGGGTGCTCCTGAAGTTCCAGATGAATGGAGCATTACCAAAAAATGAGCCAGTTCAAATATGTTCTTCCCAGCGGTTCAGAATTTGTGGTCAATGGACCCGCCGGCGCCACACAGATTCAAGCAGATAAAGTTTTTTATGAACAAGTGGCCGCAGGCAGCCTGGTAGGATATGAATCAGGACAAACATTGACCAGTTCAGCCACTAGGCTAAACAAGTTTGAACTGAGTCGATTGGAAAGAGGCACAGCTGGAGTTGAAACACCCACTATTCTAGCCATTGTGGCAGGATTGCCTATTGTGGCAGGAGTGCCAAATCTAAATAATACTCCATTGAATAATCCTATCAATCAAGCAGACATTGTATTGATCAAAGGTGACACACTGGGCCCTACGGCCATTGGACCCTTATCATCCTACGATGTTCAAAAAATTCAGGCACAAATTAAAAATTATGTGGATCAAAATTACACTGAAATAAGCAACAACAAAGGTATTGGCCAATATGGATTCACAGCCTATGCTCTTGAAGAAGCTGGATATGTCAAACCCGGAACCAGCCTGAGATTTTTTGCAGTTAACCCGGAAGATTTTGTTTCGGTGATGAGTAGTCCTAGTGTATGGACTGGATACAACGGTATTTACAGTTTGGTTGATTTGTTGACTTCAGCAGAAACACAGACCTTGGTGCAAACAGAAATCATGGAACAGGGTTACGCAAGTTTGCAAAGTGCAGGCGTGATCACAAATGTTCCTCAAGCTGCAATTAAACTCAGTCAAGGTCAGGTATTCACCAATAGCGGACTTGCATCAGTTTCACAACTGATAGGATTGAATGCCGCCGGGGTTGGTCTTGGATCCTTGCAAGGATTGGTACGTAATGCTTTGACTTCCAACACCAGTCTCAATAAATTGTTGGCCGCTGGCAACATAAATTTGTCCACCATTGGTTCGGGTGCAATTAACAGCTTAGGTGCTGGACTTGGTGGACTAGGCAATTTAGCAAATTTAAATTTTTCTAGTTTATCAAACAGTATAACTTCTAAAATCACCGGCGACGTGGGAGCATTGGTTGCCAATGCCAGTAAGTTTGGATCACAGGCCGCGTCCTTGTGGTCTCAATCCGGATTAGGCGGCACACTTTCCAATCTCACCGGAGGACTCAGCGGCCAACTCAGCGGTATTACCGGACAATTAACAAGTTTGCCAGGCGGCCTTACCAATGGACTAAATCAAATCACCGGGCAACTAACAAATTTAATTCCAGGTTCTCTAAGTAATTTGACTTCAAGCATGGACTTGCTGGGCAAAGGTTCTCAGTTTGCTACAGTGTTTGCTAATCCGCTGGGTAGTTTAGGAAATCTTGGCAATCTTGGCAATCTTGGCAATTTGTCAAGTTTGCCAAATTTAGGAGCTCTTCAAGGACAACTCACTGGAGCACTGTCTGGACAACTGGGATCGCTGAGTGGAGCACTGAGTGGGCAACTGGGACAACTCACTGGACAACTGTCTGGACAACTGTCTGGAGCATTGAGTGGTGCTTTAGGTAATTTAGGTGGCCTGGCCAATTTTGGTGCTGTGGGTGGTTTGTTTGGCGGCGGTGGTGATCTGGTGTCTGGAACGCAAGTAGCAGCCGGATTCAACAACACTGTGAACCGTGCCACGGTTGATTCGGCGTTTAGAAGAATTCTTGGCAGCAATAAAATTCCAGTACCCAGCTATGAATATCCTGGATTCCCATCCTTGGGTGCCAGATTAGATATACAACAAGCTCAAAACTTTTTGCAGAACCAATTGCGTGGCGCAACAGCAGGCATCGGCCAGGCTGTTTCTGGTCAAGTCACGGGAGTTGCTAGAAGTCTTTTTGGATAGAGTAAATACATTATCATGGCAACTTTCATTGGATTCAACACAATTGATCAAAACAAAAAATTTACCTTGGTAGATTTTGACCTAGTCAAACGTGACCTATTGAACGCTTTAAACATACGTCAAGGTCAGTTGGTAGGAAGGCCGGCCTATGGCACAGTAATTTGGGACTATGTGTTTGAAAATCAAACACAAGAAACCGAACGCCAGATCACAGCAGAAATACAGAGAGTGGCCGGCGGAGATCCTAGATTGTTTGTCAGCAGTATTGAATATTTCCCCCAACAAAATGGCATTCTCATACAGTTAGAAATTACTGTAGTTCCCAGTACCAATGCAGAAAGATTGGCCATATTTTTTGATCAGGCACAACGCAGAGCCAGCTACGTTTAAGTACGCCGTTTTTGATTTCCATAAATAATAAAAACACAGGAAGACCATGGCCACAACCACTAGACAAACTGCTATATTTGGTGTCGAAGATTGGAAACGTATCTATCAAACCTATCGCGAAGGTGATTTTCAAAGCTATGATTTTGAAACCCTGCGCAAGAGTTTTGTGGATTACTTGCGCCTGTACTATCCTGAAACATTCAATGACTACATTGAAAGTTCTGAGTTTATTGCCCTGCTGGACGTCATGGCGTTCATGGGTCAGGCCCTTGCATTTCGTACAGATTTAAACACCAGAGAAAACTATTTAGACACAGCCGAACGCAGAGATTCAGTTGTAAAATTAGCAAATTTAGTCAGCTACACGCCCAAACGCAATACCTGTGCTTCGGGTTATCTCAAAGTGTTTTCTATAACAACAACAGAAAATGTCATTGATTACAACGGCATTAACTTGGCCAATGTCACAGTAAACTGGGCAGATCCTACAAATCTGGATTGGCAGGAACAGTTCACGGCCATCATCAACGCCAGTCTAGTAGATACTCAACGCATTGGTCGTCCTGGCGCTAGAAACACTATCCTTGGTGTTCGTACCGACGAATACACTGTAAATCTGGTTCCTGGATTTTTACCGGTCATACCCTATACAGCCACGGTCGACGGGGTCAATATGCCGTTTGAAGCGGTCAATGCCACCGCTGCTACTGGAGATTTTGTTTTCGAACCCAGCCCACGACCCAATGGAAGATTCAACGTGTTGTTTCGAAATGACGAGCTGGGATTTTCCAGCGCCAACACTGGATATTTTTTCTTGTTCAAGCAAGGAGTTTTGCAAAATCAAGACTTTAACTTACCTGAGCGAGTGAGCAATCGCGCAGTAAACATCAACATTGAAGGCATCAATAACACAGACCGTTGGTTGTATCAATTAGATAATTTAGGCAACATTGCCCAAGAGTGGCAATATGTAGAAAATGTCTATGGTGCTGCCATTGAACAATTGGCCCCAGGCACACGTACAATTTTTGCTACCACGTCTAGAACCAACGATCAAATAACTCTGAACTTTGGTGATGGTGTATTCTCCACAATTCCTGTGGGTCTTTTCCGTGCCTATGTGCGTTCCAGCAATGGCCTGCAATACATTATCAACCCAGAGGAAATGCAAAGTGTCCAGATACCAATCAGTTATGTGAGCCGTACAGGACAAATTCAAACCATAACATTTACCTGTGGTATTACAGAACCTGTGTCAAATGCTCAGGCACGCGAAACCATTGAAGAAATCAAGCAACGGGCCCCAGCTCGTTACTACACACAGAACCGCATGGTCAATGGCGAAGACTACAATAATTTTCCATTTACTGCTTATAATTCAATTATAAAAAGCAAAGCACTCAACCGTGCTTCAATTGGTACCAGTCGATATCTTGAGTTGGTCGACAACACTGGAAAATATTCCAGCACCAACACATTCAGCAGTGACGGAGCCTTGTATGAATATGATGCTTTGCCAGCTTTTCAGTTTACTTGGTTGACCACCAACGACATCAGTGATACCATTGTTAATCGCATCAATCCTTTGTTAATATCAAACGGAGCCCAACAGTTTTATTATGCCAACTACACTAGACCTGATCTGTCAACATTAAATTACACTTGGAATCAAAGCACTACCCTGGCCAACGAAACCACAGGTTATTTTGAAAACAGTTTTGGAATTCCACAACCCGTTGGTAGCTTTGCTGGCAACAACATGAAATATGTAACCGTGGGCAGTCTGGTGAAATTTATCCCTCCGCCTGGTTACTATTTTGATCAAAACAATCGCTTGCAGGCCGGCGTGCCAATTCGAGCCGGTGACAAAACTGTGATCTGGGCCAGCCCCACTGCTGTATATGTTGATGGCACCAATCAAGGCGAAGGAAATTTAGAAAACGGCCAAGGTCCTGTGGTTCTCAACAATTTTGTACCCACTGGTGCGGTTGCCAATCGAGTTATTCCTTTGTTTGCCACAGATTTTAGTACAACCTTACAACAAAGCATCATTGATCAAATCAGTTTAAATCAAAATTTTGGTTTGGGCTACGACAACCTGACATCAACTTGGTATCTAATTACTGCCAATAATCTTGACGTCAATGCGCCCTGGAGTTTGGCCGACGCTGGCGATACCTCAGGGACCAATGCCGATGCCAGTTGGTTTATACAGGCCACTACAGACGGGGAAAATTACACTGTGGTTTCTCGTAGTCTAGCTTACTACTTTGGTAGCGTTTTACAAACAAGATTTTTCTTCTTTGGTGATCAAAAAATCTACGACAGCAGAACTGGCACAGTAATTTCAGACTTTGTAAATGTGCTGAAAACCAATAGTCGTCCCGATTCAAGCCTTCCACTGGAAGGTGATATACGATTAAAAATTGTTGGACAGCCAGTCGAAAGCGACGGCTTTGTTGATGATTTTCAAGTCTTGGTTGGCTTTGAAGATCGAGACAGCGACGGCGTGCCAGACAATCCAGATTTTTTCAATGACATTGTGGCACCATCAGTAAACTCAAATCAAAAACTAGTGTTTTTGCAACAAACTGTAGATTTTGATAATTTACAAAGATATCTCTTGGTCGAGCCCGGAGTAGTTGACAGCTCTTACGCCACCCTAAACAACATAGAACTGGTAAAAGATGAATATGTTCCGGGGCAGATATTTTATGCCTATGAACAATTGATTGAGAATGTGGTCACACCAACCTTCTACACACTGGCGCTGGACGGAAACGGAAATAGAATCTTGGTGATCAACAATGAGTTTATTGCCAGAACTGGTAGACAAGATCTATACTTTCAATACAGACACAACAGTCCATTGACCAGTAGATTAGATCCTGGAACAACCAACATTATTGATCTGTATGTGGTGACTTTGAGTTATTACACGGCCTATCAGAATTGGATCAAAGACAGTACAGGAACCGTGGCAGAACCTACTCCGCCTACCATTGATGAGTTAACAACCACTTATGCTGGATTGCAAAATTACAAAATGATTTCAGACAACATGATTCTTAACAGCGTGGAATTCAAACCTTTGTTTGGAGCCAAAGCCAGCGAAGAATTGCGTGCCACAATTAAGGTTATAAAATCAGCCCAGAGCACTGCCAGTGTAAGCGAAATAAAAAATCTAGTGGTATCCAACATGGACGCCTATTTCAGTATTGACAAATGGGATTTTGGAGATACATTTTATTTCTCCGAATTGGCCGCATACATTCATGCACAAATTGGAGATATTGTAAGCAGTGTTGTTATAGTGCCGTTGAATCAGCAAAAATACTTTGGAGATCTTTACGAAATACGGTCGTCTCCTAACCAAATTTTTGTCAATGCTGCCACAGTCAATGACGTTGAAGTTATTACAGCACTTACATCAACCAACATTAGAACCGCACCCGGAAGTGGAGTAATTTAATGGCACAAATACGTTCGGTTGAATTTTTACCAGAAATATTTCAAACTCCGGTAAATCGTCAGGTCCTGGGAGCAACCCTGGATCAACTGATTCAAGAACCGTCTTTTGTTAAGACGCAAGGATACGTGGGTCGCAAAGTTGGACCTGGTGTAAATCCAGCCGACAAATATGTTATAGAACCTACCAAAAGTCGCAATGATTATCAACTTGAGCCTGGAGTCATCAGCCTGGACCCAGACACAAACAATATCAATGACGCTATCACATACCCTGGAATTACCGACGCTCTTAAATTACAAGGAGCTGTTACTGACAACGCTAACAATCTCTACACCAGCGAATACTATACTTGGGATCCATTTGTAGACTTTGACAAGTTTGTTAACTACAGCGAATATTACTGGTTACCCGGAGGTCCATTGTCCGTGGATGTCAGTGCCACTGGAGTGCCATTGACTGACAATTTTGTGGTCACACGTGCCAATGGCGTCTACACATTCAGTGGAGTACAAGGTACAAATCCGCCAATAACTCTTGTCCGTGGAGGTGAGTACACTTTTCAGGTAGCACAAAATAGCAAAGAAACTGTAAATTTTAGAGTAACCAACAACGCTACCAGTGCTTACGTGATTGATTATGAAAACAATCCAACCTTGACTCTGGTTCGTGGCAACACCTATGTGTTTAATTTGTCGCTGGATCGTCCACTGCCTTTTTTTATCAAAACTTTGGCAACCCTGGGCAACACCAACCTCTACAATAACGGAGTAGAAAATAACGGAGCCAGCAGTGGCCTAATCACATTTGTTGTGCCACAAGATGCACCCAACACCTTGTATTATGCCAACAGCACACAGTTCAACATGCGAGGAGTCATTAACATTGTTGACGCTGTGCCCGGTACTGGTCCTGGTTTCTGGATTCAAACCAATCCTGGCGTCAGTGGAAAAATTCCAGCCACGCCCAATATCAGTTCAAGAGATGTGCTAGGCGTTGTCAACAACGGAGAAGATCTTGGTACAGTCACGTTTGATGTGCCTTACAGCACTGCTCAAAATTTTTACTATTCCTTGGACACCATTGGCAACATACCTGGCAAAGTATCAGGCACAATAGATCTTGTCACAAATTTAAAATTCAATCAAATCAATAATATTTTTCTGGAGCCTTTTCTTGAAGCCAATCCCAATGGCATTGACGGAATCAAAGAACTCAATGGAAAAACCATTGTCTTTTTAAATCAAACAGACAATGCCGAAGACGGTGGTTGGCAAATTACCACTCAGTTTGACCCATTGCCCAATGAAGGTCAAACTGTTAGCCCTGTGGGATCTTTTGACACAACCGAATTTGATCAAACAACTGATATTACCTCACAGGCACAAAGATACAGTGTCTGGCAAATCAATTACAACACCACCGCTGGCGGCCAGGTTTTTATGACTTTGAGCAGTGTATTGCCAGTAGATGAACTTCAAAAGTTTTCTGTGCAGTACGGAACAGCGTATGCCAACACCGGATGGTACAAAAACGCCAGTGGGTATTTTGAACAGATACCGTTGTTGACAGCAATCAAAAGTGTTTTGTACTACCAAGACGGAACCGATCCAGAAATTTTTGGAACCATACGTTTGCTTGACCCAGGGCAAGCTTCGACAATCTTCATTGAAGACATTTTAAATCAACAAAATTATGTTAGTCCCAATGGAGTAACATTTACCAATGGACTTACAGTTGTGTTTCGCGGAGATGTTGAACCGGCTAGCTACCAAAATCAAGAATATTATGTAGAAGGAGTTGGTACCGCTATCAAATTGTTACCGGTTGCAAATTTTGTCACTCCAGAACCTTATACCAACAGCGAAACTTTGCCGTATGACAGCACACCATACGATTTTGGAAATTATGACGCCACACTCAATGCTCCTCAAGTTCCAGACTATTTGACAATCAATCGCGCCAGCTCCGATCTCAACGCCTGGACACGCAGTAATCGTTGGTTTCATATAGATGTTATCTATGCCAGTGCAGAATACAACAACACCACACCGGTCGTTGACAATCTATTGAGAGCACGCAGACCAATTTTGGAATTCAGAGCCGGCACCAAACTTTTTGATTTTGGCACAGAAGGAAAACAACCAGTCAACATCATCGACTTTGAAGAAACAGATGCCCTTAGCAACATCAACGGCACCACTGGTTACAGTCTTGATGGTTATAGTTTGATACAAGGGTCTCGAATAATTTTTGCTGCAGACATAGATCCGCAAGTCAGAAATAAAATTTATCAAGTAGAATTTATTATACCTGACACAGTACCGCCGTTGATAGCACAGCCAATCATAAACTTGGTTCCAGCCAGTGATGCTACGGTGCTGGTAAATCAAAGCACAGTTTGTCTCAGTGGTATTACACTGCAAGGCAAGAGCTTTTACTTTGATGGAGTAGAGTGGCTACCAGCGCAAGACAAAGTCAAAGTCAATCAAGCTCCTTTGTTTGATGTGTACGATCAACAAAGCATCAGTTTTGGAAATCGAGAAAAATATCCCAGCACATCGTTTGCAGGCAGCAAGTTGTTTAGCTATGCTACAACCAGTAGCGGAGTTGCAGATACTGTGCTAGGTTTTGCTTTGAAATATCTCAGTCTTACCAATGTTGGTGACATTGTGTTTGACAACAATCTATATTCTGACACATTTACCTACGTTGCTGGCGCAGTTGGGCAAACCAAAGATGTCAGCGAAGGCTTTGCAAGACAATACAGTGATCGAATCAATTTTGTCAAAGAAATTGGATGGCAAACTGCTGCAACAAAGAGTCAAATAAGACAGCAGTTTCAGTTTGTTTACGACGGTAGTCCTTTAAAACTGGATGTGGCAGTCGAGTCAACCAACGTTGTAAGACTCAATGGATCTGTGCCTGCCATTCAGTTGTTTGTAAACAGTCAGTTTCAAGAGCCATCAAACTATACCTATACCACAACTACCAACGCCACAACAATAACTCTGACCACTACCTATGTTCCAGGAGATGTCATTGAAGTTGCGGTATTAAGCAATCAGATCAGTCAGCAGGGATTTTATCAAGTACCGATCAATCTGGAAAACAATCCACTCAATGCCAACAGTCCAACATTTACCTTGGGCACAGTTCGCAGTCACTATCAAACTATTGGACAAAATCTTATAGATCTGCAAGGCCCTATTATTGGAGCCAATAACAGCAGAGATCTTGGCAACATAATTCCGTATGGCCTACAGATACTACAACAAAGTTCACCATTGACACTGTCTGGTTATTTCATGAGAAATCAAAACTATGACATTTTTGGTGCCATAGAATACAACAGCAAAGAATACATCAAATTCAAAAATCTCATGCTGGACACTGTGATCCGCAATGAATATCCGTTAGATATGGCTGTAGCAGAAATTTTGGACTCGGTGATAGCCGAAATAACAGATGGCCGAACCAGCATCAATCCATTTTATTGGAGCGACATGTTGCCAACAGGCAGCGTGTACACTGAAACTGTTGATGTAATAACACCTATATCTACCAATACATTTAACACAGTACAAACCTATAATTTTACTTCTGCCAATTATTTGGGGCTATTGGTTTATCTCACAAGAACTGTTGATGGCGTACAACAAACTATTCTATTGGAACGAGACTATCAATATGAGGTGTCTACCGAAGGCCCCACATTTACTGTAACCACGCCTTTGTTGGTAGGGGATGTTATAACAATCAGAGAATACAGCAATACCTCTGGAAATTTTGTACCCAACACTCCTAGCAAGATGGGTCTCTATCCCAAGTATAGACCAAATCAGTTTTATGACACCAACTATGTAAGTCCTACCTTGGTAATTCAAGGACACGACGGTAGCATTACTGTGGCCTTTGGCGACATACGAGATCAAATATTGTTGGAATTTGAAAAACGCATATACAACAATATCAAAGTTGACGACAACCCAATTCCACTGACCACGGCCGATGTCATTCCTGGATTTTTTAGAACCACAGATTACAGTCTCACACAGATCAATAACATTCTTGGCGAAAGCTTCTTGACCTGGGTAGGCTACAACAAGTTGGATTACAAAGCACAAGATTACAATGTCAACAATGCTTTTACATACAATTACAGTGCTGCTGGAAACAAAATCAATGAACAATTGTTGTTGGGTGCCTGGAGAGGAATCTATAGATATTTCTACGATACCACCAGTCCTAATTTAACACCATGGGAAATGTTGGGATTCAGCGAACAGCCAGACTGGTGGGAAACCCGTTATGGCCCATCTCCATACACCAGTGATAACTTGATTTTATGGGATGACCTGGCAGCCGGATATGTGGCCGATCCTGTGGCCCCATATTTTAAACCAAAATATGCAAGACCCGCATCTTATGGATCTGCTAACGAACAAGAACGAGATGCACCCTGGAGTGAACCTCCATACCCTAGCCTGTTGCCAGTGATACCCACAGGCACTTCTGGACAATTATTAACTCCTCTTCAGAGTGTGGTAGGACAGTATGATCCCACAGCGTTTCGCAAGAGTTGGGCAGTGGGTGATGGCGGCCCAGTAGAATATTCTTGGTGGTCCTCTAGCAGTTATCCTTTTGCTGTGATGCGTCTATTGGCTCTGACTCGTCCTGCAGAATTTTTTGCCTTGTTTGCCGATAGAGATCTATACCGATTTGACCCAGAACTCAATCAATATTTGTACAATGGTCGTTATAGATTGGATGCCAACGGCGTTCAGGTCTACGGCAACGGAGTCAGCAAAGCCAGCTATATCAATTGGATTGTTGATTACAACCGTCAACTTGGAAGAAACAGCACAGACGATTTGACCAAAGACCTGGCCAATCTTGATGTGCGATTGTGTTATCGCATGGCATCGTTTACAGACAAACAGTACCTCAAAATCTTTGTTGAACGTAGCAGTCCAAACTCCACAAACAGCAGTTTGTTGTTGCCAGATGACAGTTACAAATTGTTGCTCTACAAAAATCAGCCATTTAGTAAAATTATTTACAGTGCATTGATCATTGAAAAAGTCAACGACGGATACGCTGTGTATGGTTACAACAATGCATCACCTTATTTTAATATTTTGGCCAGTTTTAGCAATGGATTGACTCAAACAGTCTCAGACGGGGACACAACTGTCAAAGTGCCAGCTCAATATACCGATACTGTGGTTCAAGTTCCTTATGGCTATGTGTTTACCAACACCACTACTGTGGTTGACTTTATTCTGAGCTATGGTGCTTATCTTAAAGAACTTGGTTTGATTTTTGCAGATCAAGAAAATGGATATGTTCTTAATTGGAATCAAATGGCCACTGAATTTTTGTATTTTAGCCAACAAGGCTGGGCCAACGGTACCATAATCAATTTGAATCCATCGGCCACTAACTTGCGAGCCTATCGTGAAGGAGAGGTAGTAGATACTATTGTCAGCACCACTCCAGAAAACATGTTGTTGGATCAAAATCGGCAGGCTCTGCCTACCAGAGATTTGATTGTTGACCGCGAAGGCAATTCATTCAGTATTACCAGTGCAAGCAATCAATCAATATCATTTTTAAATCTCAAGTTTACCAGTTATGAAAACATGGTTGTGTTGGATAATCTCAGTGTTTTTAGTGATCTGGTTTACGATCCTACCACTGGAGCCAGACAAAATCGTATCAAGATCGCAGCTGCAACCTCTACAGACTGGAATGGAACTATAGATGCTCCGGGATTCATACTCAATCAAAACAACATCAAACAGTGGCAATCAAATCGAAAATATGCCAAAGGAGAAATTGTTCTTTACAAAAACAACTACTGGTCAGCACAGACCATAGTTCAGCCCAAAGTAGAATTTGATTTCAATGATTGGGTCAAGAGTGATTACACAAGAATTCAAGAAGGATTATTACCTAATCTTGCCAACAAGGCCAACCAGTTGTCTAACAGTTATAACACACAGGTAGCAAATCTTGAACGTGACAATGACTTGTTTAGTTATGGATTAATTGGATTCCGTCCAAGGCAATACATGACTGATTTAAATTTAGATGACATAAGTCAGGTCAATCTCTATCAACAGTTCTTAAAGAACAAAGGCACAGTACGGGCCGCAGAAATCTTCACGCAGGCCAACCTTGGCAAGGAAGCAGGCGAATATAATATTTTTGAAAACTGGGCGGTATTGGTCTCCACATATGGTGCAAACGCCAACCGCAGTTTCTTTGAATTGAGACTCAATGAATCCAATCTTAAATCTGATCCATGCACAATACAAGTAATACAACCAGACCAGCCTAGCCAAGCCAACCAGACAATTTTTTTAGATGATATCTGGAGAGAAAGCTACAAAATTACTTCCACCGATATACTGCCAACCACTTACACCACCGAGCAAGACGCGGCTTTACCAACTGCTGGATATGTAAACATCAACGATGTTGATATCACAGCATTCAGCCTGGATGATCCTTCCAGCATCGAGGCATCTATAGACAGCATAGGTGTAGGAACTACCATTTGGGTGGCCAAAAGCAATAGCTATGACTGGAATGTTTATAGATGTGCCAAAGTTCCAGGACAAGCTACCACAATCACTGACAATTTAAATTCTACCACACTGGTAGAATTTAATGCTTCTCATGATCTGTCTGTGGGAGATTTAATTATAATCAAGTTTTTTGACAACAGTATCAATGGAGTGTATCGTGTGTTGTCAGTGCCAGGTGTGACCAGTATTGTAATTGCTTATGCATTTACAAATTCAAATCAAACGTCTGTGTCTGGCACCGGTATTGTATTTTATTTGCAGAGTATGCGAGTGGCACAAGCCAGCGACACAGCCTTGTTGCCGTACTCTAACTCTCTTATTCCGGGCGCTCGCGCCTATGTAGACAGTTTTGTCAATGGACATTGGGCTGTAATTGAAAAACAAAGTCCATTTGTATCCTATGATCTTATCAGTCCTGATCCTTTGGAATTGAATTCCAGATACGGAGTCAGCGTTGCTCAAACTGAAAATTTGTTCTCGGCCCTGATAGGAAGTCCTGAAATCAATGGATTACCTGGAAAAGTTTACGCATATCGAGTAGACGAAAATCAAAATTATGTTCAAGAGGTTGCTCTGACCTTGCCAGCTGTTGATGTGGTTGGATATGGCAACACAGTAAAGTTTGGAAAAAACAATTGGGCTGTGGCTGGAGCCAGTGCCAGCCGTAACAACACCGGCTACGCAGCCACTTTGTTTAGAGATTCAACAACCGGTGGATACACCACCACACAATTGTTGCTGTCTCCCGATCAAAATTTTGGAACTACTCAATTTGGCACTGCTGTGGCCATGAGTCTGGATGAAAGATGGATGTACATTGGTGCTCCCTTTACAGACACCGGAGGAGCAGTTCATGCATATGGACGAGTAAATGTTGAGCAACAACAAGTGGTTTATAGGACCGATGGCACTACCAAGACCTTTAATTGGTCCAATCACATAGCCGTAAACTATGCGCAACCAGATCAGTTAATTGTTATCTTAAACAATCAGACCCTGACTGCCAATGTTGATTTTACAGTTGATGTTAATAATGTGATTTTTAATGTTGCACCGGCTGCAAAATCATTGTTGACCATTGTGCGTAGACAATCAATTCAGTTGGACAAACAAGATTATTACAATGTTGCACCCAATACAACAAGTCCCCCTGGCGGCACCGGAGCCAAATTTACAGTCAACGTGGTACGTGGGCAGTACAATGCAACTATCACAGATGCAGGCAGTGGATATGCGCCCGGCGATGTACTTACAATCCTGGGCACACAGCTCAATGGCTCGGCTCCGGCCAACAACTTAGTGATTACTGTGACCGGTGTCAACACCGGCATTGAGTCGTTTACATTTACAGGATCTGGCCCTGTGACCACAGCGCCGTGGTCATTGAATCCATATCTGTACACAGCCACCGATATCTATTCATTTACAGTGTTGGTCAACAGTGTGATACAACGTCCAAAAATTGACTATGAGTTTGACAGTGACAGTACCATAGGCACTCAGGACCTGGTGTTTTTAACCAATCCTCCGCCTGGTGCAATTATAGATGTAATTGCCGAAACCTACTGGCAATATTGCGATACCATTTCTGTAACAGCTTTGTCTGCTGATTTAAAATTTGGCATTAGTTTGTCAACCACCACAGATGGCCGTCAATTGTTTATAGGAGCCAGCAGAGACAGCGCAGTGGATGCCAATAATTTGATCATTAGAAAGGCTGGATCTGTTTATGCATTTGATCGCAGTGTGGTCCGTTATTTTGTACAAGATGTTGACACGGTAGTCTATGCTATACCTACTCCAGTTACTGGACCAGTAAGTGTGATGTTGAATAGTCAGTTCCTAAACATCAGAGAGTTCACAGATGCCAATGGGTTTGTGACCATTCAGTATATCAATGGCGGAGTTGACGTTGATCTTTTCAACAATGAAATTACAATTTTATCGTCAACCAGTTTGACTGTGGGCGACTCAATTGAGATTGAAACCAATCAATTTCAACAAATACAAAAAATCACAGCCGATTCGCCAAAAGACGAAAGTGCATTTGGCACAGCAGTTGACATTTGCCCAACCAATTGTAGTTTATATGTAGGTGCACCCACCGATAGTGTTTTGGTCAATGGACTTTTTATTCCACAATCTGGATCAGCACAGCGAAGCGTAAATCAAAGCAGAGTATATGGTGTTATCACCAGTCTGATAGCCAATCCGCCCTTAACAGCCGGAGATTTGCTAAGGATCAACAACGTAGAAGTTGCGGTTCCGTCCACTTATGTTAAAGACGGAATAACTTTACCCGGTAATAATGTGGCTGGACTAGTGGCCGCCATCAATTCTGCTGGAATTCCTAACGTTATTGCCACACCCACTCCCAATGTTGAATTTATTGGCAATGGCATAACCAAGGTGTTTAATGTTGGCACCATCTACACTGACGCTGACAGTTACACTCCACAAGTATATGTTGGCAGTGTTTTACAAATTAACAATGTTGATTACAGTTATGACAACAATACTCAACAGATATTTTTTGTAAGTGCTCCGGTCAATGGAAGTATCATAGTTGTGGTATCGGGCCGAATGACTCTTGGTATTAAAAACTCAGAGGCAGCCACCGGCGGAAACAAGCTAACAGTATTGCCCGGCACTTCAAATTCAGTATTCAATGACTTGGGATTTGAAACATTTGTGTTTACTCAACAAATAACAAGTCCACAACCCAGTGCGTATGCCTTGTTTGGACAATCATTGAGCGTCAACAGCAATGCCACCAATATTGTGATTGGAGCCCCCAACGGCAACGTGTACGAACCTACTACGTTTGACGGTGGAGAAACTTATTTTGATCAACGCAGTACTGTATTTTCAAACTTGGTACAAAACAGCGGAGTTGTTTATACCTATGATTACCTGCCCAGTGCCACAGACACCATAAATGATCCAGGACAATTTGCATTTGGACAACAAATTTATTATGATGAGCTGGACAGTTTTGATCAGTTTGGTTTGGGATTGAGCTACAGAAATGGTAGGCTGGCTGTGGGGGCACCTGGAAACGATGCTGGTGACAGCTCAGTCAACTATGGATTGGTATCAATATTTAATAATCCAACTAGAAGTCCAGCCTGGGCTGTGATTCATGAGCAACAGCCAGTGGTTGATGTAAATTTGATCAACGGTGTGTTCATGTATGATCGATTGACTTCAAACACACAAACTTATTTTGATTTTATTGATCCATTGCAAGGAAAAATTCTTGGTGCAGCACGCAGAAACATAGACTACATTGGTGCGGTAGATCCTGCAAACTACAACGTAGGATCAGTTCGTAACAACGGCAACAGTTGGGGATCTGAACATGTGGGAGAAATATGGTGGGACACTGACACTGTTAGATTTATAGATCCCAATCAAGATGACATTGTGTACGCCAGCCGCAGATGGGGACAAACATTCCCTGGCAGCAGTGTAGATGTTTATCAATGGATATCCAGTTCAGTTCCGCCGGTGTCATACACAGGACCTGGTATTCCTTTGAGCACCAGTAGTTATTCAGTGCGTAGCACTCTCAACAACGAAAATATATTTGTAACTTCTTATTATTTTTGGGCACGAGGAATCAATACCATCAACACCAAGGCAGGTAAAACCTTAAGCACCACAGGAATTTCAAGATACATTGAAAGTCCACGTGCCAGTGGCATTCCATATATTGCTGCTTTGAACAGTAGCACCATTGCCATATACAACGGTCTTGAATATATTTCTGCTGCAGACACAATATTGCATGTTGACTATGACCGTGAGCTCACAGATGCCAATATTCATACGGAATACCAGCTTATTGCTGACGGAGTTCCTGACAGTTTCTTAAACGACACCCTGTATCGCAAATTGCAAGACAGCTTTTGCGGAGCAAACTCTCAAGGTGCTGTTGTTCCAGACCCGTTTTTAAGCCCACCGGAAAGATATGGAGTTCAGTTTAGGCCAAGACAAAGCATGTTTGTCGATAGATTCATGGCCTTACAAAATTATCTCACAAGAGTAAATGCGGTGCTAAAGCAGTACCCAATTATTGAAACCAGCAGATTGAATTTGTTAAACAGCGAAGAGCCAGAACCCAGCTCTGGCAGCGGAGCGTGGAACAAACGAGTGGCCAATCTTGAAGAATTAAGTTATCAAAATCTTGAGGTTGTGGATTTTGGGTATAGATATCTGGTTGACAGCGATAGTTCGCAAAATGGCTTATGGACCATCTATGAGGTAGTGTCATCGGATACAGTTGCTGGACAAAAAACATTGTTGTTGATCCAGGTTCAAAACTACGATACAAAACTGTACTGGGACCACATTGACTGGTACAAGGTTGGCTACAACAGCAGCATCAAACCCATAGCAGAAGTTCCTGTATATTCGGCCTTGGACACTTTGAGTTTGAGCACAGTGCCTGTTGGCAGTAGTGTGAGAGTTTCTGCCAATGCACAAGGAAAATTTGAAATTTATCTGCGTACAGATCTAGGTTGGGAACGAGTGGGTCTTGAGGATGGCACATTACAATTCAAAGAAGAATTGTGGAATTACAGTGTTGGTAATTTTGGGTTTGATGTTGAAGTGTTTGATGCACAGTATTTTGATCAAGAACCTGTGATAGAAACAAGAAAAGTCATACAAGCTATCAATGAAGAATTACTTGTTGATGAATTGGCCATTGAACGTAATCGTGCTTTGATTTTGATGTTCAATTATGTCTACAGCGAGTTTACGGCCCCAGAGTGGCTGATCAAGACCAGCTTGATAGATGTTGAACACAAGATAAGAGCCTTGTTGCCATTCCAATCGTACTTGCAAGATAATCAAACTTTTGTGCTTGATTATATTCAAGAAGTCAAACCTTATCATGTTCAGATTAGAGAATTCAACTTGTCCTATTTTGGACAAGACGATTACCCAGGTTATATCAGCGATTTTGATGTGCCGGCCTACTATAATATCACTTTGCCAATACCGGCCTACACCAGTCCGGTGCTGACTCCTTACACAGCATCTGGCAGTTTGATTGAATCATTCGATAGCGATGCTGGGCCCGAAGCAGAAATCTGGACACAGGAACCCTGGAAGGCATGGTTCAACAACTACTTGTTAGAATTACAATCGGTCAGTGTGGTCGACGGCGGGTTGGGATACACTGTGGCTCCACAAGTGGAAATTCAAGGAACTTGTATTGAAGAACCTGTGCTGGAGGCAGTGGTCAACAGTGCTGGCAAAGTAGTGGCAATCAATATAATTGATCCTGGATTTGGCTTTTCAACCAACTGTGTTATAACCTTGGTTGGCGGCAATGGCGTTGGAGCACGTGCTGTGGCAGTCCTGGGCAACAATCTTGTTCGCAGTATTGGGACCACAATCAAATATGACCGTTGCGAATATTCACGAACAATTGTTGATTGGGAGCCAAATGTAAATTATGACAATGGAACAATTGTAAGATATCTCAATCGACTATGGCAAGCCGACAGCGATGACAGTACTGGCATTGAAGGGCCAACCTTTGATATCACACAGTGGCAAAAAGTTGATCCTGGATTGGTAAGTCTACAGTATGACAGTCAAGGCAATTACTACGAAATAGTACCAGGCAGCACTTACATCAGCGGTGCCAATAGAACCATGGGATACTACACACCCACGGTCAATGAACCCGGGCTGAGTTTGCCATTGTTGATTGATGGAATAGACTATCCAGGAGTGCAGGTAAAAGGAGTTGAATTCAATCAGAACACTGGGTTTGATGTTGGAAACTTTGATATCAATCCGTTTGACAATATCAGCTACGGACCAGAGGGTCGTCCAACCTACGATCCTGCCATTCTTGATGCAATATATGAAAGCAACTATCTAGATCCATATCTGGGAATATTACCTGCACCGGCCTACAATGGTGCACCACCCAACGACACCAACGCAGTAGTAGTGGCCGGCGGCGCCTATGTAGACACCTATTCAAGTCATGCTCCAGAAGAACTTGTTCCAGGCGCAGAATACGACACCTTGGATTTAAAGGTGTTTACCCGTCCTGGCAGTGATTGGGAATTGAATGGACATGGATTTCCAGAAGAAGTGGTAAGTTTTAGTTATACTGGATCCAGTGACATTTTCAGTTTTGCAGATGTAGTGCCTTATCCTGCGGTAATTGTAGTGTTCAATCAGACCACCGGACAAGAACTGTATCCTGTTTTAAATTACTCAGCAAATTGGCCCAATCAAACTGTCAGCGTGATCAACAATGCCAGTTATGGCGACGTGATTTCTATATTTGTGTATGAATTGGGCGGGGGTAATCAACTCTACAAACAAACATACCAGGGACAAACAGTGGGCAACACCTTGCTGGTTCCAGTGGCATTTGGCGAAATTCAAGAGTTTGCAATATTTGTAAACGGACAATATCTATCAGCCGAACTAAATGATTCCACAGAAAATTATGTTTACACTGCTGTGGGAGCCAATCAAACTCGGGTCACATTCTTAAACACTTACACATCCAGCGACTTAATAAGTTTGATAGTGTTTGGAGTCACAATTGTTAATAATCAACCAATTGACTACAGTTGGAGTGTGCCACAAACTCAAATAATTGTTGCCGATGGATCCATGGAATACACTCTGACCAACAGTTTAGAATATACCAATCCAGACAATCTGATTGTAGAAGTCAATGGTGTGCGTGCCAGATCAAGTGCTGGTGCCGAGTACACCGCCGACGGCAGCAGCGCATACATGTTGCCACAAAGACTGGGCTTTAGTCAGTCCTTGATCAGCAACAACGAAGTTCATGTTTACCTAAATGATATTCAACAAGTATTTGGAGTTGACTTCACTCTAGAAACCTATGATCCAGTTGACATCAGAGAGGTTATTTTTACAACTCCTCCGGCCATCGGTACAAATATTTTAATTTATGTTGATACCAACACACAGGCCTATGTAAACGGAAATCAATTAGTATTTAGACCCAACAGTGGATTAACGCCAAGCCTAGGAGACATAATTTCTGTAACAACCTGGAATGATACCAGACAACAAAACATTTTAACCAAGGTTTTTGTGGGTCCTGTGGTCAGAGGAATTACCGTAGGCGAACCATATGACAGCGTGGATTTTGATTTGGCCACAGTCAGCAACACTCCTGGAAGTTTTGATTACAGCACCGGAGCCGTGGTCACTGTAAACGATCTTCAGCTGGGTCGAATAATAACAGACCCCAGCAGGTTGTGGGTAACTCTCAATGGAGTTAGACAATTTTCAGGAGTAGATTTTGTTCTCAATGGCGAAGAGATGATTTTACACAGTGGTGTTTTACAAACCACAGATGTGGTCATGATTACCATGTTTACTGACAGTGTTGTGCCCGAAGCCATGGGCTTCCGCATTTTCCAGGACATGCGAGGGGTTCAGGCCACGTATCGTATTACCAATGCCAGTTCAACACTGCTCACTCAACCTTTGTCGGCAGACGGGGACACAATTTATGTACAAGATGCAAATAATTTGGGACAACCTTCTCTTAATTCAAATATCTGGGGAATTTTGATTGTCAACGGTGAGCGTATCATGTATCGAGCACGCAACACAACGAACAATACCATCAGTGGTTTACTAAGAGGCACAGCCGGAACAGCAGTTGCCGCACATGCTGTGGGTGCTAGAGTCGATGATCTCGGCCGCGGTAACTTGTTGCCAGAACAGTATCAAAATTACATAGTTAGTAGCACCGAACTAGCCGACGGAACTCAAACCACATTTATTGCTCAAGATATTGATATCAGTAGCATGGACAGCACAGAAATTGATGAGGCCGTAGAGGTTTATGTTGGGGGTACTAGAATTCTAGCCGGATACACAGTTACAGGTGATAGTCCAGTGAGCATAGTGTTTTCTATAGCTCCACCCAATGGTGTAGAAGTAACTATATTGATTCGCCGTGGAGTAACCTGGTATGCACCCGGTGCAGGAACTCCCAGTGACGGTAGGCCGTTGCAAGAAACCAACACTCAGGCCGCAAGGTTTTTACGGGGCGAATAAATCAGCTAAATAAATCATGACACAAAACAATGAAACAAAAAATTCAGAAGTAGTGCCAAATTCTTCAAAACGGCCGCCAAATGAAACGGGCACAATTACCGTAGAAGGATTTATAAAAATATTTGATCCAAACAGCAAAGAAACATTTGTGGAGAAACGAGCATGATTGTGCCAGGTTTGTGTAAAATTGAGGGATTTGTAAAAATTACTGATCCAAATTCTGGCGAAATTTTGCTTGACAAAAAGAATGCCATACACTATGAAAACATCAGCATAGCCATGGCACAAACACTCAGTGATCGAACCAGTGCTCAAGGCGGTGGTTGGATCTATGAAATGGCCTTTGGCAATGGTGGAAGCAGCGTGGATCCCACAGGTGTGATCACGTATCTGCCGCCAAATACCACAGGACAAAATGCAGACCTTTACAACGAAACTTATTACAAAGTTGTCAACGACAACTCAGCTTCTGACACAGACCCAGCCAACAACAAAATGACAGTTTTACACACACCCGGTAAACCTTATACTGATATTTTGGTCAGCTGTTTGTTGGATTATGGCGAACCGGGCGGGCAACAAGCATTTGATAATTCAACCAATTTCAATGGAGAATACGTGTTTGATGAACTGGGACTCAAATGCTGGAACGGCAGTGCCACGGATTTAAGACTTATTACGCATGTGATTTTCCACCCGGTACAAAAAAGTTTGAATAGACAGATTCAAATTGACTATACATTGCGTATACAGACTTTGACGAATTTAAGTGCTGCATAAATATGTATACATTATTGCGCAATAAATAAAAGGACGGAGTAAAAAGAATGGCATATACAATTAACTTAACTGACGGCACCATATTTGCGGTGATTCCTGACGGTACTATCAATACTCAAAGTGCTATGACTTTGATTGGTAAGAACTATGCAGGATATGGAGACTTTTTAGATGAAAACTTTATTCATCTTTTAGAAAATGGGTCAAACACCACAGCCCCAGGTGCTCCATTGACTGGACAACTTTGGTGGGACAAAACCAATAATCTTTTAAAAGTTTACAATGGTTCAACTTTTAAAACAATCAGTGCAGCTACTTCAAGTGCCACAGCACCCACCAGCAATGTCACTGGTGATCTTTGGTATGATACCACCAATGAATTGTTAAAAGTTTGGACTGGCACAGATTTTCTTACCGTTGGCCCTTCGGTGGTAGCAGGAACCGGAGCTCAAGCAGCAACAATTGTAGATAACCTAAGCAACTCACATGATGTGATTGAATTCTTTGTTGACAATACTTTGATGGGTATCATCAGCAAAGATGCCACGTTTACTCCAGCATCGGCCATCACGGGTTTTGCCAATATTCGTCCGGGATTTCAACTCAGTAGTTCAAGTGCAAGTTACTTGTTCCAGGGAACTGCTACCGAGGCACAAACCTTGGATGGGTTGGATTCCACACAATTTTTACGCAGTGATGCCAATGACAGTACCACAGGAACCTTGGCCATACTCACCGACTCAGGGATGACAGTGGGTGCTGACCAAGACCTACAATTCAGTGTCAGTGGTATCAACACAATTATTAAAAACAACACCTCCAACGGCAATATATCCTTTGGTGTCAACATAGGTGGAACTCCAACCACAGTTATGACAATCAACGGCGCCAACGGTACAATCAGCGGCACACAAATTACAGCCAACTATGCTGACGTAGCAGAACGTTTTGCTGCCGACGCAGAATACAAAGCAGGTACCGTGGTCGAACTTGGAGGTTCTGCAGAAATCACCTGTTCTAACACTGAATTAAGCGAAAGTGTGTTCGGGGTCATAAGTACACGTGCAGCTTACCTAATGAACAGTCAAGCAGGCTCAGACGCTACACATCCCCCAGTTGCAATGACTGGACGAGTTCCTGTAAGAGTTGTTGGGCAAGTTCGCAAAGGTGACAGATTGGTTGGTGCTGGCAACGGTATGGCCAGATCAGCCAAGGCAGGCGAAGCTACAGCATTCAATGTGATTGGGCGTAGCCTGGTAAACAAAACAGATTTGGACGAAGGCACAGTTGAAGCCATTGTCACTATTAAATAATTTAGGAAACAGCAATGACATATTCAGTGGGCGGAGTAATACAGGCAACAGATTATAATGGATTTGTTAGCACCACAACAAATGCCAATATCAATGCCACATGGGGACAGTCAACCAGTACCAGTGGGTATGGACAAGGCAATATTAGCACAGTCAGCGCCGGCGGAACAGTGACAGCCACTCAGTGGGCCACATTAGTCAACAGAATTAGTTCTATGGCCAGTCATCAAGGCACTGGAATCACATCGCGTACAGCTCCGGTAGCAGGAAATGTCATTGCAGTGCTGAACAATGTCAACACAGACATAACAAATTGCTACACCAATCGTAACAATGCTGCAGCACTAGGCACACAGGTTGGAACCTTCAGCGGAACCACATCAAAAACAACTGCCACAGGATCAGGTTCTGCGGCCTGGACCATAACATTTACCCACACCGTAACTTTTGCCAACAGCGCAGCATTTTTTAACTTTTTCAATTCGGGCGGCATTGTCAAATGGCAAGTGGGCAAATCCTCAACTGGAACAGTGGCCGACCCAGAATGGAATGACATAGCCGGCACCTTGAGTGGAGCAATCTTCTTGACCGGTGCAGCAGCAGCCAAGACCATTGCTTCAACATCCTACACAGGAACAACCAAAGTTGGTGGAACAGGATCGCCAACCGTGCTGTCCACCAGTACCGGAGCCTATGCACTGACCACAACAGCAACAACAATATACAAACAGTTTGCTGACACTTCGCCCTACACAGGACAGTTCATTCAGCTGAATGCGTCAGTGGACAGTAATTCTGCACCCACAGTGCTAACATACTCAACAACC